CTGCCCAGTCATTACCCCATTGAGAAGCAGGAGGAACATCGCCTCTACCGGGCCAAGCACTCAGGATAGAGTATACTCGCCCTTCTTCTACGCCAGATACTATCTCTGGGTTCTCTTTTAGGTCTTCTGGAACATAGTCAAGGGTTGTTTGTCGGATAACGACCGACATTTTGTCTTGTAGAAAGTCCTGCATAGGCTTGGAGGTCACTATACCTGTAACTGTAACGTCGTCTCCTCGCTCTTGTTTGGTTACTTTCACCTCCTTTGCGTCGGGTAAGTTGCGTGCCTCCTCCATTGGAAGCACCAAATCATAACCGACATTAGGAACAGATAGGGTATAAACCATTTGCTCAGGGTTTATATCAAGGTTTTGCACTGCATCGTTAATAAGATTAAGATCAAAGTCTGCAAAAACAGATCCTTTTCCGGGTTGTTTATGTGAATCTTCGATGTGACCCTTGGCCCAATCAGCGAAAATAACCAAATTCTGTCCAGTTTTGATCATATCGTTGGCTTCTGTTAACAAAAACTTGTTCCATTTCTCAAATAAAAGTCTCATTGCACACCTCGGTCAAGCTTTCTCTAATAAGTAGTTCTGAATTACAGTCTACTTTCCAATTTTAGCTTTAAAAAGTCGTTTTCCCTCTTAACATAGGTCAGTTCAACTTTCATCGCAGCGACATCAGTCTTTAAAATGGTTACAGCCTTCATACAAGTCTCTCTTTCAACTTCCAACTTGTCAACTCGGGCGATTAAGTCGTCACGATAAGCTAATCTTTCTATTTTTGCTTCTTTTTTCTGCTCTGCACGAGTTTTTAACACGGATTCATAGAACTTCCACCCGCCGGCAGACAGTAAACCAGTTATCAAGCAAGTAACAATGGCTGTAATTGTTGCACTATCCATTTATTTTCCGATGAACGGCCTCTTTTTTCATTTTTAAATAAATCCAAGTCCATAAAATAAAATAAATGAACGTAATTGTTAGATTCTTAACAATAACTAGTTCAAATTCAAGATCTGGGGTCAAATATAGACCCGTTAGGAACCTTACAGTCGAAAAAATGTGCAACATAAGGTACCCAAACACAAACCTAGAGCACCACTCGACTTTGTTGAGGGTAAAAAGAATGCCGAGACTGATAAAGAGGTAAACAAAATACAAATAGTAGGTGTCTGGTTGTCCAACACTCTCCCAAAAGGCAAGGTCGGTCCACCAAACTTGGTTATTAAACAAATCAGAGACAGACCAGAACAGCAAAAGAGGCTGATGGTCGTGATAAATCAAGATTTCCTTGTATTTTTTTACCAAATCACGCACAAATCACTTATCCTTCATCCTCATCATGCGATCTTCGGCATATTTTTCCCTGACCATGGCAAGACCGGCCTGAATTATGTCCATGTTCTTCTGGATCATATGAGTTTGCTTAAGCAATGACTCTGCTATTTTCTCTTGATGGAAGGCCAAAGCCTCTTTAGCAGCCTTTTCTTCTTCCTTCTGATCTTTTCTTTGCTGATGATTCATCCAAAGAAGAGATGCCGTCCACAGTCCTAGTGGACCGTACTGGGCCAAGCCCTCGATTATCGATTCCATTCATAGATCCCTCCATATGCTATAAATAGTAACATATGGAGGCGATAGAATGTTAAATCTTCAAGCTAAACTTGAGGTGTACAGCGTGGTTTAAAATCAAGACATCTTTAAAGTTCTGTTGAAGTAAATAAGACACGCCAAGCTTCAAAGAATCGGTGGTTTTATAAAACATACCCAAGCAATTTCTATTTCTTGGAATGCCTGAGTAAGTGAAGAATATCTCGTCGTTAACGAAAAAGTACGATTTCTTTATTTTGAGACCAAACTCCAGCTTATTTCTGTATCTCATACTTGTATCATATATCTCATAAGTCCTTAGTTCGGCCCTAAAGCGGTTCGAAAGCACAAACTTACCAAAAGTATCTTTGTACCCGACATTAAAATGGGGCCTGTGTTCCACAAACCATCCGTCTCTTGTCTCAAAAACCTCACGAAAGTTTAAAGAAAAAGAAATATTGTCCAAACTGTTATTATAAACGCCAAAATCCGAATGGCTATAATAAATTCCGTATGAATTACGGACCCTGACCTCTTGTTCGGCAGCAAAACTTAAGTGTTTTCCGTGCAGAGAAGCTGAGACCTTGTTAGTATTCCAGACCTCTGCCGTATTTTCCACAGCAAGGGCACTCGTTGAAAACAAAATGCCAAGCAGACAGAAAATTTTTCTCATCCTACAGCCACCACAGCAAAGACTAACACCATACTAAGGCCCAAACCAACCATCATCTTCATAAAGTCGTTAATAAGCATGGGGAAAACCTCTTTAATACCGTCTTTACTCGCAAATGAGCGGTAAACAGCCAACTCTCGACCACATAATAGGCCAACAAACACCCAAGTTGTGGACATTGGAAGGTTATTATACTCTTTAAAGAACCATAATATGATAGCATAAACAAAATCAATGATGGTTGCAGAGCGTGAGAACCGTGTACCGCTCTTAGAAGACACGATAGACTGTATCTTTCCTCCCCTGCGGTAGAACAGATGCGCGAGACCTGATACAAGAATAAACATAAACCCAGCAAACATCCCAAATGACAGGTCACCACCACGAGGAAGATAGACAGCAACGTTAGCTATATCGTGACTAAGCCATTGATGCCATAGGAAACCAGTCGCAAGCCACTGACTAACACGCCAAAACTTCTTATCTTTCTCTGCAACAGGCTTCTTCTCATCCAAAATGTAACTTAAACCTGTCCAAAGAGCATAAGCCACTATAGCAGCAAGCCCATATCCGACGGCAGACTTAACAATAATCTTCTCTAGAACAAATGTACTAGAGAATACGCTAAGGGTCAGTAACGTAGTGCTAACCGGAATTCCGTATCTTGTTAACGCTAACAGTAGTATAGGCGCCAAGCCATGATACCACTGAAAGGTAAGAGGTAGGGGGATGGTGTCAAGCCTACCATAGGCTATATCACCTGAACCCCATGCATAACCTAATGTCGCCACTAGGATCGTGGCCATGTATAGCCAAGGTTTCCACCATTGTGTATCCTTATTGGACGCTATAAACGTCCCTAGTGTCTGGGCACTATCATTCGCTATCACAGCATACGCGGCCAGCACAAAGCCCACCAGCCCTATCACCATAGAAACAGTCATCTTCTCACTCCTTATAAACAACAAAGGCTGTTTTACCTTAGCTTCTCCATTTTGCTAAGTCGTGTTGCCTTTGTGCTATAAGTATCTTACCCAATACTCAAGTGAATGTGTCAATCGTGTGACGGGCCCCCACACTCGCAGCGAAGGCCCGTTAAGACGATATTTTTTTTCCTATAATTTTTTCACTCGGGAAGCAACGAAGCATCCCTCGCGAACTGCATAACCTTCATTTTGGTGATAGCAATCTCATCTTCATCCCATTTAACCCAACGGTACGTTGATTTGTTTCGGATGCCTTTATTCTTAAACTTGTATATTTCGTTCCATTTCACCATAAGACCTGCCGCACCATGTGTTGCCAACATCCAACCAGCACCAAGGGCCAATTGTGAAACCCAAGAGTTAAGTTCTTCAAACTCTTCTCCACTATCACGAATATCCACAACAAACTGTTTCAGTCGCGCAATACCTTCATCGCCAGAAGGGATACGGTTTTTACTAACGTGAATAAACGAGGTTAAAGCATATAAGATAGAAACTGGTATTTCATCATTATTAGGAAACGCATGCTTCAAGGCATCAATAGCCAAAGCAATGTTTGGAGCGGACTTTTCGCCCCACTTAACATTCTTGGCATCACCGCCAACGTTGCGGATAACGTTATATAAAACATGTACACCCTCAACTAAGGGAGTAGACGGTGATTTGTTCGAGTAATGTAAAGAGAACCCAGAAGACTTTGCGATGTTCCAAGTATCGGTAGCCATGTTATGGCGTGAATGGTCTTTATTTAGTAGCTGCTGTAAAAACTTATCATATGAGGAGATAGCAGTAGCGTACTTATCCTGAGCATTAAACAAACGCCTACTATCCTCATAAGAGTCAATGTAACGCACTGTAGCTGGGACCTCGTGTATACCACAAAGGAACGACGCGTGAGCCCGTCCGCCACCGTCACGGATAATATACTTACCTTCGTTAGCAATATAGTCTACTGAAATAGGCTCAAACAACATTGTATCGAAATGCTTAGCCATTCCCAATATCTTTTGCTTTCTAGTTTGTTCTAATAGAGCATTACGCTGTCCCCAATCTTCTCTTATCTCTGCCCTACGAATATCAAACATTGTCTGGGGATACTCATCATGGAAGATGTTAGCAAAGGTTGCCAACTGCACGGGGTTTTGTTTATTACGCCACTTAAGATAGTCTTCCTTTACCTCTGGGTACCTATCAAAGTTCTCTTTGACCGTATACCTTACGTTGCGCTGCCTTGTGGCTTGTTTATATTGGTTTGTCACTGGGGACGTGTATTGTTGTCTCATTGTTATTCCTTATGTTAGACTGGCCCAAGCTGTATGGACCTTAGAAGCATTAGTATCTTCTATTATCAATATAACCCATTGTCCAATATCTGTCAACTTATTTGGGTGTAATTTTAGGGGGTCTATAATCTGGGAATTTTCTGTGGGTGGAGTGAACGTATTAGCGCCGCTTTCGGGCAGTGCGCCATATGGTACTTACAACCCGGCATATGGGGGAGGGGGGGGAGGTGGTTGTCGCTGATAATGCAGTTTAAACCTATGTTGATAACTTTTAACCTTCATTATCGAGCAGTCATTAT